TTTAAGCATATTGTTGTATCATTTGATAATCTTTTTATGTTTTTATTATAATCCACAATTGTAACCCCATCTTGTTTTATGTTGTAATAAAAATCTTCAAAAAATCCATTTCTATCTATTTCTATTTTTATTTTTGAATATGTCGAATCTTCTTTGCTGCAATCACTAGGAATACTTACAAGTGGTAAACAAATAGCCTCGGCAATATTTTTCCTTATCTTATTTCCTGGTTGCTCGCCAAATCCCCATTTATAGTTTATACCTACAAATGGATTCAAATGACAATATGACATTATTGTTCCCTTTGTTTGGGGTGTAACACCCAACTCTGGACATTTTATTGGTCCTGTTTGCTCAACAAACCAACAACCATCCAATGCTGTTGCATTGCCATTCCACCAACAAGCGTGAGTATGAGGTGAACCAAGTAAATGACCAATTTCATGAGTCATTACTGTTGTATTCCAGGAATAATTTGGGAATATGCCTGTTTCCATATCCAGACCAGCATAACTTGTTCTCCATTTTGCAATATCACAAAGAGAACTAAGGAAGGCGACACCCAATCCATCTCTTAACGATACCAACTGCCCAAATGTTTCAGGTAATTGATCCTCTGATTTAAACTGATTGGCAAAAGAATATAACATATTAATTCCGTCATAATTATAACCACTTGGCCTATCCCATAATTTAAACCTTGCAATTTTAATGTTAACCCCCTCTTTTAAATAAATTAAATGAGTTTGCGCAAATATGTTTTCAATAAATTTAATAACTTCTCTTCCTGAACCAAGTTTTTCAATCATATCATAATCAGCCTCAAAATACATTGTTATGATTTTGATTTTATTTGATTTTTCTTGGCTATATTCAAACATTGGGGTTTCTTTAAAAAACTCATCCTCATTTGGTAAAACACATTTGAACTCTTTTGTCTGCTTCACATCCAATTCGTGCCATACACCATGAAAACCGTTTTCTACTGGACCAAAAATCCAACCCTCGCCATCACCCATAATATAGGTCTGGAAGCTATTGTCGTTGATTACAACGGATGCAAACGCGCTATCATTACCTTGAACCTTACCAGAATAAATAAGTGATTGTGGTTCGTATATCGTGTTACATTCAGAATATATCTTTGGGTTATCCACATATATTTCCATTCTGGTTAATTGAAGGATTTTAATACCTTCTGGTGTTGGTAATTCTATTGTTAGAGAATCCAAATTATTACTTATAATTTCTCTAATATTATTTTTATTTAATATGAGGGGGGTCGCATAGTTGTGCGATGTTGACCTTAACTCCTTTGAATTTGTTTCAAAGAAAATAGATATTGGTTTATTCTCTTGGGAGAATAATGCAAATGATAATATTGAAAATATCAATATTAAATTTAATTTTTTCATTTTTAATTTAGTTTTTTATAAAATTTATTGAAATAAGAAATCCTTGAATCTAGTCCGTGCGTTCCGCCATTTACTTTCTTTGTAACTCTTGTAATTATCTCTTTTGTTCCCCCAAGATCAGCAATCTCATTCAAATTATTTTTGTTAAAAAACCAAGCAGCAGAAATCAATGGATATGTTGTGGCAACCAAATCAGGATTACCAATGATATCAACCTCCAAACCAGTTTCATTTAATGATTTGTCAAACAATAAATAATTATTCTTTCCTGTTAATTGTATGTAACCCCTACCTCGATATTTGTATCCTTCAATGCTTTGTTCGTCACCATTTCCCATTCTATTGCCATATACCAGACTTGCAATTTTCACTGGTTTTCTTTCATATAACAATGCTTTTGCGTGTGTTGTAAAATATTTCCCAAATACTTCTTGCAATCTTTTGGCTGAGTAGTTTAAATTTTCTTGTTTTACAGAAAAATTTCCAGATTCATGGGCACATTGTGCCAAAAAGTGGGAAATTCGTAAAATTGTGTTAATTTCATATTTATCAAATATAATATCCAATTCATTAATAACTTGATTTGGGATTATTCCTAATAATTTTTCTTTGACAGTTGATAGTTCCATTTTTTATGATTAATATTATTAATAACTATATTAGTTATAACTATAATTATTATAATATAGATATATTTATAATAAAAAAATAATAATTATGTCTAATTTAACTAAAATAATTAAAGAAAATTTAATTAAAGAACTAAATAAAACATTAGTTCTATTAGAAGATACAAAAATATCTGAAGAATTACAATACCATATTGAAAATGGTTTTACTCTAACAAATAATGTTTTTACGGTTTATTCCAAAAAATATTTTGATTTGATAAATGAAGTTAGAGATTTATGGATGCAGAATCTAATCCAATTAAATGAAGAAGATGAAGAAATAGTTTTATCTGATATTGGTAGAATTGCCTTGTATGAGGGTAAAATGGTTTATCTGGATGCTCCAATTGAAGATGAAGTTGAAGACCTCAATGAAGCAAAATATAAAGGAAGAACAGTCACTTTAAATAAACCTATGCAGGGGGATGTGAAAAAATTTAAGGTTTTTGTTAAAAATGAAAAAGGTAATGTAATAAAAGTTAATTTTGGATTTGGTGGTACATCTGCAAAAGGTAAAGTGATGAGAATTAAAAAATCAAACCCAGAAAGAAGAAAAAATTTTAGAGCAAGACACAATTGTGATAATCCTGGACCAAAAACCAAAGCAAGATATTGGAGTTGCAGAGCATGGTAAATTTATTTTGAAAAAATAATGAAAAAAGAAACATTAAAGAACATATTCAATTTTCTTGAAAAGAATGAAGGGCATAAAACACCATTTTTATGGAAATGGGAAAATAATATACCATTAACAGAAGATGATTTGCATATTGAAGGTGATTTGGATTTAGTACAATCAGAAATACAATCATTACCAGAAGGATTAAGAGTTGATGGTGAATTGAATTTATCATATTCAGAAATAGAAACACTTCCAAAAGGTTTAATAGTTAATAGCCACTTAGTATTAGAGGAGTCAAATATAAGGTCATTACCAGAAGGGTTAGAAGTTGGGGGTGATTTAATTTTAGCAAGTTGTCAATATATTTTTTCATTACCAAAAGGATTAAAAGTTGGTGGTGATTTACATTTAGATGGATCTAGTTTACATTATCTACCAAAAGGATTAGAGGTTGGGGGTTATTTACATATAACCTCAACAGTTTTAGCCTCCAAATCTGATGATGAATTAAGAGAAATGATTAAGCCTGGATTTATAAGAGGTAAAATAATAAATAATGAACATGACGAAGAAGAAGATTTTTAATAATAGAAATATATGAATCATAATATTCCAGAATTTAAAGCGTTTGTTAGAACAAGTTGGTTTACAAAAGAGGAAACTGATTTTAATACATTTGACTCTGTATTTGTTTTCGGATTGCAATCTGTTCAAAACAAAATAATAACATTCCACGTTATGACTGATTATGGGATGTTAAGAAGTAGAGTACCATTGTCAGAGGTTTTTATGTTTGAGCCGAAAAATGATGTTCCTTTCCATTTTAAGCAATTATGGGATTGTTTTTCTGAAAATTGCGAGGTAATGAAATTTGAATATCTGGAAGGTTTAAAATGTGAGGTCATTTTAAGAGATAAAACCAAAACTTGGGGAAATTATATGTTTACTGTTGATTGGTTTAATAATGCTTCATCAGAAGAACCATCTGATTATAAATGTGCCCATATTTTGTTTTCTGATGAGGGTTATTTATTGGCAATGCCTAACAATAGGATTATCTGGAAAGATTCAAATTGGGTAACTAGTGAATTTCCAATGCCTTTAAAAGATATAAAAGTAGATACACATATGCCATCTGTTGAATCCGTTTCTGATAGATGGGTTTCTGAAAATACAAATTCTTACTACTATGATATCATCAATAATGAGAAGTAAAATATTATTTGTAGTTTTAACTATTAGTCCTATTACATTGTTTTCACAATTTAAATGCGACTTATTGGTTAGAGATAAATATGAGTATTTTTTAGTTTTTGATAATCAAAAAACTAAAACCCCGAGGGATTTGGGTGTAATAGAATTTAATGCAAATAATGAAGAATTACATCGTATTTATTCTGATTTTAAAAATGTTTTATTAACTAAGAAGTCTTACGAAAATAATTTTGGTAAGTACTACGTTAAAGTATCTAGTATTAAAGAAAATGAAATTTTAATTTTTGTTAAATTTAAAAATAAAAAAAGTTTCATTTCGTTAAATAAGAATGAATTAGATGAACTCTTTGGATATAAATAAAAAAATTAATTATGAGTAATTTTACAGTTGGAAAGGATATAAACATAACTGGGCTAAAAGAAAGAAGTCTGGTTAATATACCTTATCATATAATTGAAAATGTTTTTGGGCAACCTAGTTTTACTGAGGGTACAAATATTATGTGGAAAATACAATTTGATAATGGGATTGCTAGGATTTATAACGATTACAGTTATACTGATTATGAAAATACAACCCAATGGAATGTAAAAGCTAGTAATAAATCCACAATTGATGCGTTAAAAAATATTTTATCAAGTATTTAATGCGAAGATTTGACTTTATAAAAAATAAACTCTATCTTTGTGTAGGAATAAAAAAAATAACAAAATGAAGGATCCATTAAAAGCATGTACTTGTGAACAGTGTTCTTTAAAGAAGGCTAAGATGTCAACAAATGTTAAAAAATTCTTCAAGAGATATAATTACAAAAAATTAAGAAAAATGGATTTGGATAATCCAAAGTATATTAATTTTTATTATGCTTAGAAAAAAAATGGCGGGGTCGTATAATTGGTTAGTATACTGGGCTCATAACCCAGAGACAGTAGTTCGAATCTACTCCCCGCAACTACATTAGGATGTAGCTCAATTCGGTAGAGTACTTGCTTTGGGAGCAAGATGTTGCAGGTTCAAATCCTGTCATCCTAACCAGTCCCCTGACCTAATTAAGGTTGGGGGTTTTTTGTTTCATCATCATTTTTTAAATGAGAATTTGGAAAGAAATTAAATCTTGTTTTTTTGGAAATCCATATTAATGTCGGCAGTATTGGCAAAGGAAGGGGGACAAACCTAGTGCATATTAGAAAGAATATCTTTACAAGATCCAAGGATTGGTTTTTTAAAAAGGCTAATTCTTTGGCTGTCACACCTTGGTTTAAAATATGTTTTTTTAAGATAGAAAATGCAATTATTGTTTCTTCTTTTTCTAACTTTGTGGAGTCTTGTAATTTCTCCCAATTATCTTGGATAAATGTATTAGTTTTTTTAAACCAGTTTTTTAGTTTTTTTAAACTATCTAAATCATTTATTGATTTTAACAAGATATCTAATTGTTGTTTACTAACAATTAATTTCATATTTTCTTTTGTTTTTAAAATATATTATATTTATAGTAATAAATACATAAATTATGAAAATAATAATAACTGAGAGTCAATTTGGCATTCTAACTGAAAATAAAGCTACAATTGATAATCTGGTTAAAATAACAAAGTTAACCCAATCTGATGCTGAACTGCTTTATGCTACAGCTGGCAAATTATCTATGTGGATTGCAAAGAAAATAAAAGATAAAAGGATTAAATCAAAAATAGAAAAAATAACAGGAATTATTGACTGGATTAGAGTTGGGTTAAATGGTAATATCCAAACAATAAAAAATGTTGATTTTGATACCCTAGTTGAAATGCAAGAAACTTGGCATAAAAGTTTAAAGGCCAAAGAATATGATTTTGAATATGATGAAAAAAACAAAGTCATATTAGATTTTAGAGATAATGATGGTATTGGCTACTATTGGGTTAGATTAAACCAAAATCCTTGTACAGAAGAGGCTGAAAGAATGGGGCATTGCGGTAGGTCAGGCAAGGGGGTTATATATTCTTTAAGAGTTAATGAATTAAAACCATCTGGTAAGGTTACAAATAAATCAGTTGCCACAGCAGCCATTAAGTCTGGGGTTGTTTATCAATTGAAGGGAAGATTCAACAAAAAAGTTGAATCAATTTACCATAAGTATATTGTTAAATTGCTTGAATTAAAAAATCAAGATGGTGATTATTTTATAAAATCATTTGGATCCGAATATCAATCAGGTGAAGATTTTAGATTAACTGATTTAGATTTTGAAAAATATGCGGATACAATTAGAAAAAGAGTTGATTTAATTATTAGTGATGAAGAAATTGAACAAAATGAAGCCCGTATTCAGGGTGAAAGTATAGAAGGTGCGTCTGGGGAGGATTGCAAAAGATTAGCAGCATTTAAATTCCTTTCAAGTAAGAGTGGGGTAGATATAGCATCAAGGCAAGAAAGTTTATATTTCGCCAAACTAATAAATTCAATAGTAAATTCTAGTGAATTATCTGATAATGAATTTGGTGAAAAAATAAATGAATATAATGATATTAAAAAATCATTAATTGATGAATATAATATTAATTTTAGTCATACTGAGTTTACTTTTTATGATAATTTGGAAGAAACTAATGTCACATATACAATTTATGATGAGGAAACTGCCCGTATAACTGCATTAGAATCAATTGCAGATAGTTATAATAATCAGTTTGATTATATTTTAAAAGAACCCCATTATACAAGATTAAAAAGAATGGGTGTTAATTTTAATAAGGTAATTAAAATGGATAATGATGATATCTATGATTTTTTTTCAGAAATGATATATGATTCACCTAAAGATTATATTGATGATAGAGTTTTAAGTTCTGCTCAAGAAAAAGAAATTCAAGAATTAAAAAAGGAACTTGAAACAGCAACAGATGAAGATAGAATAGATTATTTGGAAAATGAAATTGAATATATAAATGCCCGCCCAGATGAAATTTCTGAAGAGTTAATTCAGGCTGCAATAGATTCAAGATATGAGGTATATGAAAATAATCCCATATCATTTATTAACGATTATGATTTTGATAAGGAAAATTATTTTGATATGGATGCATTTGCCTTGGAGATTTTTAAAATAGATGAGTATGCAACTTTATCATTTTATAATGGTGAGTGGGAAGAGGTATATGCTTGTGATGATACCTGGATAATATTTAGAACAGATTAATGATATGAAACTAATAGAAATTTTTAAAACAATAATTAATGAAGAAACTGATGGTATAACTATCTTTTTAAATAAGATACAAGCAGAGTATGACATATCTGATTCTTTATATGTGGAAATGTTAGATTTTATTGAAAAATCTGGATGCAAGAAAATTGAGTTTGCAAAATTCAATTACCCCGCACTAGGACTGGCATTACATAATGGCGTTTTGATAAACTCAAATATGATTGGGGATAATTTAAGTTTTTTGGTTTTTGTTATTTTCCACGAGGTTGCGCATCAATTCCAATTTAAGAAATATGGTGATGAAATTATGTATGGCGTTTATTCTGGTGATGTTAGTATTGATGAGGCAGCTAAGTTTATGAAACAGACAGAAGAGGTTGCTGATGAATTTTCAATGAGAAAAATAAGAGAATTACAGAAGAAAGGTTTAATTGATAAAAATTATAGGGCAAATTCGCCATATAGAAATATATCAGTTCAATCAATAAAAAGTATGATAATTAGATTTAGGGATGATCTTGAAAGCAAAAACATAACATCCCCAAATGATATTAGCAAATACTTTTATAACATGGCAAAAAGTAAAATGCAATAATATGTTTAATGTTTTTAAATTCTTTAATCAAAAAAAATCTGAAATAATTTTGGATGAATATCTTGGCGAATATAAAGCCAATGATGGAAGGACTGGTAAGTTATATTCTGATGGTAATAAGATAAAATTTACCTATGATGGTAAGACCATTAGTTTTATGCCCTCTGATAAGAAGGATGTGTTTACCATAACTTATTTCCCGTTTAAAGGTTCGGCATCATTTACAAGAAATTCAAAAGGATTTATAAGTGGGGTTAAGGCTGATATGGCTGGATACGTTATTGATGCAAATAAAATCGCTTAAAATTAAATTATTAGTTTGGATTATTTAGTATATTCACTTATATTTAGATAAAACAAACTTATATGAATGTATTGGAGTTATTTGCTGGTAGCAGATCTATTGGCAAAGTTGGGGATGAAATGGGTATGAATGTTTTTTCTGTTGACTGGGAGAAATATGAAGATATTGATTTATGTATTGATGTTGCAAAATTAACAAAAGAAGATATACCTTTTACCCCTGATGTTATTTGGGCATCCCCAGACTGTACTACATATACTATAGCAGCTATTTCTACACATAGGAATAATACAGAACCAAAAAGTGAATATGCTAAAAAATGTGATATTACAAATCAACATTTTATTTCTTTAATAAAAGAATGGTTGGAGATAAATCCTAATATGGTTTTCTTTATTGAGAATCCAAGGGGTATGTTGCGTAAAATGCCCTGGATGCAAGAGTTTAAAAGACATACTGTTTGGTATTGCTTTGCTGGTGAAACTGAAGTTATAACAAAACAGGGATATAAAAAATTTAAAGATATTGTTGATACAAAACAATTTCTTTTAATGAAAGATGGCTCTTGGAAGGAAGCACCCATTAAGCATTTTGGGCAACAAGAAATATATAAATTAACATTAAGTAGGGCTGGTAGTAAAAAAGTTATTAGAACAACAAAAAATCATAAATGGTTCATTAAGTTAATGAATAATAGAGTGGTTATAGTTAATACTAGTGATTTAAAGAAAAGTGATATAATTCCATCTATATATTCAAGTCATACATTTACTGACATGGATAATGAATCAATTGCAAAAGGTTTTATATTTGGTGATGGTTGGGCAAATTATAGAGTTGGTAAAAATAATGAAAAATTTCCATATGATTCTGTTGCACAATTTTGTGGAAAAAAAGAAGAGTTGGTTAAGTTTTTTGAAAATTTAGGTAGAAGTAGAAGACACAATAAAGGTCATTTGAATATTGCTGGATTGCCTTTTGAGTGGAAAAAATATACCCCCACCATTGGTGTGGACACACCTAATCAAATATATGGTTGGTTAGCAGGATATTTTGCTGCTGATGGAACTGTTGGTAAAAATGGTCAAGTAAAAATTCATTCATCAGTAAAAGAAAATTTAGAGGTTTTTAGAGATTTATGTCAATCAATAGGTATTGGGACATATGATATTGCAACATTAAGTAGGAAGGGGTATGGTGAGGAAAAAACAAATCTATATTCACTTGGTCTTATAAGAACAACAATACCTAATGAATTTTTCTTATTATCTCATCATAAAGAAAACAACTTCCAACCAAAATATGAACCATATTGGTCTGTTGTTTCTATTGAACCTGAAAATGTTGTTGAGGATGTTTATTGTGCTGAAGTGGATGAGTATGAATCTTTTGTTTTAGCAAGTAATATTCTAACACATAATTGCACATATGGTGATGAAAGAGCCAAACCAACTGATATATGGACAAACTCTGATACATGGATTCCAAGACCAGTATGTCATAATGGTAATAAAGAATGCCATCATGCACCTGCACCAAGGGGTTCTAAAACTGGAACACAAGGTAGAAAAGGATCGTATGAGAGAAGCAAAATTCCAGAAGAATTGTGTAGAGAAGTTTTATTATCAACAATAAAAGAATAGTGGTGATTCTAAAATAAAATTATGACAATTGATTTAAGATATGGGGACACAATAGAAGGGATGAAATTGATACAAGATAAAAGTATTGATTTTATTTGTTGTGATTTACCTTATGGTTCAACCAAAAACCATTGGGATGTTATCATACCTTTTGAGGATCTTTGGAATCAATATAAAAGAATCATCAAAGATGATGGGGCTATTGCTTTATTTGGTACAGGATTATTTGCATATAAATTAGCATTATCAAATGAAAAAATGTATAAGTATGAAATAATTTGGCACAAATCTAAAAGTGGTAGTTCATTCACTGCAAAATATAGACCTGTTCAAAAACACGAAAACATTTTGATATTTGGGAAAGGTAAGGTTGTTTATAATCCCCAATTGGAAGAGGGTGAACCATATTACAGAAAGCGTAAAGCAAATAATGGCGATAAACCAAACAATCATAAATTGGGTGTAATATCTGAAAGTGAAACCACAAATGATGGGTTTAGATATCCATCAACCGTGCAATTTTTCCAGCAAAAATGGAGGAGGCAAGACCAACTTCACAGTACTCAAAAACCTATTGAATTAATTGAATGGCTTATAAATTCATATAGTAATGAGGGTGATATTATTTTGGATAACACATTTGGTAGTTGCACTTGCGGAATTGCTTGTATAAATACAAATCGTAATTTTATTGGGATAGAGAATGATGAGAAATATTTTAATATATCTTTAAAGAGGTTGGAAGAAAAAAGAAAAGAAAAAGAATTTACACTACTAAGTTCACTTAAAAATTATAAATAAATTATGAATGTATTAAGTTTGTTTGATGGTATGTCTTGCGGACAGATTGCTCTAAATAGGGTAGGTGTGCAATATGATAATTATTTTGCATCTGAGATTGATAAATATGCTATAGATGTAACACAACATAATTATCCAAAAACAATTCAGTTAGGGGATATAACAAAACTAGATGTTAGTACATTACCAAAGATTGATTTGGTGATTGGCGGTAGTCCTTGTCAAAGTTTTAGTAGAGTGGGTGATAATACAGGTTTTGATGGAAAAAGTGGATTATTCTGGGATTATGTTAGAGTGTTAAAGGAGGTTAATCCAACTTATTTTTTATTGGAAAATGTAATTATGAAAAAAGAGTGGGAGGATATAATTACTGAAGCGTTAAATGTTAACCCAATTGAAATTTCAAGTGCTAAATTTGTACCCCAAGCAAGAAAAAGACTATATTGGACTAATATACCAAATGTGGTACAGCCTGAACAAAAACTTTACAATATTTCTGATTTTATAGATGGAGAAGGATTTCCAACATCTTGTGGGGTAGATAGAGTTTTTAAACAAAAAAATATATTTAACACATTAACTGCTACCTATTACAAAGGCATAAGAGGGAGTGGTAGGCCAGCAGTTAGTATTAGGGAAAGTTTTTTAGATGATGATAGAACTGCCCATAGAATGCTTACGCCAGAAGAATGTGAAAGAATACAAACTGTACCTATTGGATATACAAAAAGTGTTTCAAACACTCAAAGGTATAAAATGTTGGGAAACGGATGGACCGTTGATGTTATTGCTCATATATTAAAAAATATTAAATTATGAATATATTAAGTTTATTTGATGGAATGTCTTGTGGTCAAATTGCCTTGAATAAATTGGGGGTGAATTATGAAAATTATTTTGCTTGTGAAATTGATAAATACGCTATACAAGTTACGCAGAAAAATCATCCAGACACAAAACAACTAGGTGATGTTACAAAATTAGATGCGACTACTTTACCAAAGATTGATTTGTTAATTGGGGGGTCACCTTGCCAAGGATTCTCCTTTGCTGGTAAGCAACTTAATTTTGATGATCCAAGAAGTAAATTATTTTTCGAGTTTGTTAGAATATTAAATGAAGTTAGAATAAATAATCCAGATGTAAAATTTTTGCTTGAGAATGTAAAAATGAAGAAAGAGTTTTCTGATATAATTTCAGAACATATGGGGGTTGAACCAATAAGAATTAATAGTTCATTGGTGTCAGCGCAGAACAGACTTAGGTTATATTGGACCAATATTGAAGGTATTGAACAACCAGAAAATAAAAAAATATATCTAAAAGATATTTTAGAACCTATTGTGGATGATAAATATTACATATCAAAGATTGCTATTGAAAAATTAAATAGACACAATAATAAAGTCATTAAAGAAACTACTTTACCAGAAAAGTCAGGAACAATACATGCTGGATATTATAAAATGGGTGGTAGGGATCAGCAATATATTAAAGATATTCCAATATGTATTAACTCAAAGGGTGGTAGAAATGGAATACCAGATTTACAACCATCATTACAGGATAGAATTTATTCAGATGAAGGTAAATTTACTGCAATTACCCCCTCCTTTATGCCATATGTTATTACAATTGATAGTCATCATTCAGAATCTGAATTAAAATGTGTTGGCGGAGATACTGAGGTTGTTACTGCACTAACAACAGATGGATACAAGATTAGGAAATTAACTCCCATTGAATGTGAGAGATTGCAAACTGTTCCTGACAATTATACAGAAGGGGTATCAAATACCCAAAGATATAAGATGTTGGGGAATGGTTGGACTGTTGATGTTATTGCACACATATTTAAAAATATAAAATGAATATATTAAGTTTATTTGATGGAATAAGTTGTGGGCAAATTGCTTTAAATAGAGCAAATATTCCATATGACAATTATTATGCATCTGAAATTAAACCTCACGCTATAAAATGCACTTTAGATAATTACCCCAACACAATTCAATTGGGGGATATTTTAAATCTAAAAGGTAGTGATTTACCAAAGATTGATTTATTTATTGGTGGTAGCCCTTGTAAGGGTATCTCAAGGCTAAATAAAAATCAAGAAGGACTTGAACATTCAGAAAGTAGATTGTTCTGGGAATATATTAGATTGCTTGATGAAGTTAAACCAAAATATTACCTGCTTGAAAATACTCATGGTAATAAGGAGGCCACCAATACTATTACAGAAACTTTAGGAATAAAACCAATATCAATTAATAGTAAATTAGTGTCGGCTCAAAATAGACCAAGATATTACTGGACAAATATTCCAGACATTAAACAACCCCTAGATAAGGGAATAACTACAAATGATATTTTTGATTATTCCGGGGTGTTAGCTGATGAGTGTAGAGTAAAATGGCTTAATTCTGAAAGCGGTAAAAAATCAGTAGAAAATGGATACACTAAAGTAAATCCATATCCTAAAAGCGGATGCCTTACAGCATTAGGACATAAGAAATGGAATGAAAATTACTTATACAGAGATGGGGTGTATAGATATTTATCGCAAACTGAAATAGAAAAATTGCAAACCCTACCTATTGGATATACAAAAATATTATCTTATGATGAAGCATATGATTGTATTGGCGATGGTTGGACAGTTGATGTTATTGCTCATATACTAAAAAATATTGAAATATGAATGTATTGAGTTTGTTTGATGGAATAAGTTGTGGACAAATTGCTTTGAATAAGGCTAATATTCCATACAACAATTATTTTGCATCAGAAATAGATAAGAATGCCATAAAAGTTACACAGCATCATTACCCTAACACAGTTCAATTAGGTGATGTGACAAAAATTGAATTTATTGCATCACAGATTGATTTATTGATTGGCGGTAGCCCTTGCCAAGGATTTTCATTTGCAGGTAAACAACTTAATTTTGATGATCCAAGAAGTAAATTATTTTTTGAATTTGTTAGATTGGTTAATGAGTGCAAACCAAAATATTTCTTATTGGAAAATGTTGTGATGAAAAAAGAATATGAGGATATTATTACAGAATATCTGGGAGTTGCCCCAATCAAAATTAATAGTTCATTGGTGTCGGCACAGAATAGGATTAGATTATATTGGACAAATATTCCAGGGGTTGGTATCCCTGAAGATAGGGGAATAACTCTCAATGATGTGTTAGAAATTGATTCTAATGACAACCCAGCCGCAATTAGGGGTAGAAGGTTAAATAAGGCCACCATCATTGGTAGGAGACTTAATGAGGCTGGTAAGAGGAATGATTACAATAAAGATATTCCTATCACGCAATGTCTCGAAGTTAGAGCAACAAACACAAATAAAAGCAATTGCTTAACCACAGTTGATAAGGATAATGTTTTAACCCCTTTGCCAATTGGTAGGCATCCAAATGCCTTTAAGGATAAATTACCATTTAGATATTATTCATTATTGGAATATGAGAGGCTTCAAACACTACCAGAGGGATATACAAATTTGGTATCAGTATCACAAGCAAAAAAGATGATTGGTAATGCTTGGACTGTTGATGTTATTTCTCATATTTTTTCTTACTTAAAATAACTTTAGTTTGTTTTTTATAAAAAAGTTTATTATCTTTGCTTAACAAAACAAAACAACTATGGCAAACACAGAAACACCTATTACGTTTAGTAAACTTTCAGATGGTAAATTTTTCATTCTTGATGGTATAACATATTGCAGATTTGGAAGTTACGGGTTAGGTTTTCACAATGGGGAAAACGTATTTAAAATAGTTGATCCTAAAACATTGGTTAATCCTATTGAGTTAAAAGATGCTCTTAACATAAAAAACAAATAACTATGTCAAAAGAAATTTCAAAGCAGGAATATTTTTTGCAAAAGGCTCAATCAAACCTAAACGAATGGGTGTGTATGCTTCATAATTCTGTATCTTCAACCCAACCTGTTTCTCTTACTAAATTATTAAGAAATAAAGGTTATTCTTTTGAAGAAGTGAGCCCAAAAAGATGGTGTAAATCATTATATTGTGAAACTTGTAAAACAAAAACAACACATGTAAAATTATTACACTTAGAACCAGTTTTTACTTCAAAACCAAGGATAACAATAGATAAAAAAACTAGGGAAAAAATTATAAATTTATTAGATTCAAGAGATGCATTTACTGGGGCTAAAATAACATCGATTACTGAAATTGACCACAAAGTCCCCTTTAGAAAGTTAGAACAAGATATAGATGCGTCTAAATTAAGTGATGAGGAATTATTAGATAATTTCCAATTATTAACTAACGATCATAATCTATTAAAAGATAGAGCGTGTTTAAGCTGCGAAAAGACTAATATACGCCCCCCTTTTTTTGGAGTAAACTTTTTTTACGAAGGCGATGAAAATTATCTAGGCAGTTGTGTAGGATGTGGTTGGTATGATGGTGCTAAATGGTCTTGCAAGTTAAATGAAAAATTAAGTTAACTATGATGGTAGTATTTTTATTATGCTATATATCCTTTATGGTGTATTTGCTATTCAATACAAATGAAAATAAAGCATTAAAATCACTAGGTACATTTATGGCAATTGTGTTTGGTTGTTTTATGTTGTTCGTAACAATGGCATCAATTATAGGATCCTATATAGGTGAACTTAAAGTAAGTTATACGATTTTATTATTTTCATTATTAGTATCATTTGTAATAATTTATTTTTACATCAAAGTTTTAAAAGTTTTAGAATAAGTTTGGGGTTGTTGAATGTGATTTGTATCTTTACAATCTAAACAAACCACCACATGAAACTTTTAACAAAAACAGAAGATTTAACTTTTTCAGAAAGCACAGCAATTGCGTTTGCAGTTATAGACTGGTGTGAAAAGCACATTGGAATAAATTGGAGGTATTCCAGACCTAGGTTAACTTTGCTTGGGGGAATTGCTGATGATATGTCAAAAAACACATACGGTGAATATGATGTTGAGGATAATATAATATCCATAAATTTAGAAAGAAACGTGTATATCAGATGTCTGATTAAGACAATTATTCACGAATATACTCACTACTTGCAGCCGATTAGAACAAAATACCAGAAATTAGCTAGAAAACACGGTTATTACAATAATCCACTAGAGGTTGAGGCTAGATATAACGAGATTAATCTTTATAGAAACTGTTTCACAGACATAAAAAAAATATTAAATGATTAGGAAACTAATAAAAGTAGTGTTATATTTGTTAACGGTTTTAGTATTAGCATTCCTAGTTTACCAAGCCATATTTTTTGCATTACTAACTTATTATATATTAAGTTTTTTTAATTATGGAAAATAACGTAGCCAAAATTCTTCACAATCTACATTCGTCAGCATCTCTTTCTAAAGATTTTACAACTTACCACGGTAGTTTAAAAATTGTATGCTCACCAATATCTGATGATCTAAATAAGTATTATTTGCCTGACCATAAAGGCAAACTGACTAATGTTAGTGAAGATGAGGCGATTCAATTTATATTATCAACGACCACCTTGCTAGAAAACAATAATAACCGCAAGGTGGTCGATAGCGAGAAAAATGAAAAATAATTTGCATTATACATAATTAATTATTATCTTTGAAACATAAAAAAACCAAAACATGAAAAGATTCATTTTATTAGCGCTAATTTTAGCACCCTTTATTGGAACATCACAATCAATGCTTATTGACACGTTGTGTTTTGAATTACCTTATAGAAAGCAAGCGCCAGCCCCTTGTAGTATTGAAGATACTTCGGTGGTAGAAGCAAAGTTATATATGGTAAAAGTAGGTCTATACGACCGAAAGATTGAAGCCAGGGAGTATATAATTAGAGTTGACCTTGGTAGCCAATACCACTATTTCTATTCCCAGATTTTTAATAGCAGAGATAAAGCAAGTGTGTCTGCTGCTAATTTAAGAAATTTGGGCTACTGTGATGCTTATGTTGTTGAGTTACCTAGTATGATTATGGGATTTGAATTTCCAACACAAAGTGTTCAGGCTACCCCAAGTAAGGTAACACAAATTAATCCAAGCCAACCAGGG